TCGAACAGATGTTCGAGTACAGTATCCTTATATGGATTTACATACAGAGCTTGCAGACTTATTAGCAGTACCTAGCTTTTATAAGGACGCTAATTGTAAAGGCAGTAATCAAGATGATTTTTTCCCGGAGCGAGGAAGTTCAACGGTTATAGCTAAGAAGATTTGTAGCGAATGCAAAGTTCGTGTAGAATGCTTAGAATACGCAGTTGAAAGAAAAGAGCGTTTTGGCATATGGGGAGGTAAGTCAGAGCGAGAACGCAGAGCTATTCGTAGAGAAAGGCGTAATAATGCAAAATCTAAATAACTATATATTCCTAGATTTTGAGACAACAGGCAAAGATTTACTCGGAAGATACTATTTCGACCCCGATGTATCTAAACAAGACGCAGTTCAAATAGCTTTAGTATGGTTTGAGGACGGGGAATACAAAAGTGCGCATAGTTATATCAAACCACCAGATGCTTATTTCAACTTAAAATGGTCTCACGCTTCTCCAAATCCAGATTTTTGCAAGAATGCACCTAAATTAAAAGATTTATATCCGATATTAGTAGGCTTAATAGGAAAAAAGACAATAGTTGCACATAATGCGTCATTTGATAAGAAAGTTATGGAAGACACTCTAGATTTATATAACAAGCCTTATTTACCAAATGAATGGTTATGTACTAAAGATTTAGCAAAACAGTACTTTGTTAACGGAACTAAGTGTTTTGATAGTTGTAAATCTAGTTGTTCAGGTTTTACATTATCTCACATACATCACGAATTCGGATTTGGCGATTATAAAGAACACGATGCAATTGAAGATACATTTGCTGTTGCAAAAATTTTTGAAGTTTTACACAGAGGAACAGAAAACCAAAAAAAATCAGATTGGATTTTTGTATAAATTAATAATTGTGTCATAATTATTTTACATAAGTGACCTCCTTTGTTGGTTATGTACTAAAAGAGATAAGTCCGTCCTGTGAGGCGGACTCTCTTTTTTAAATACCACACCCCTGTGATATAGTTATAAAACAATGATAAGAAATTACATACTAGGAAAATTTAGATTTAAGTTAATAGGCGAAATTCAAGACGGTAAAGTCAAAACAGAAATGTATAAAAATAATCAGTTAGTTGATGTTTTTAATTTAATTTACAATGAAGACCCAGAAGAAGTAAGACTTAACATTATTAAGTGGTATGCAGATAATTATTTAATTAAGGCACCATCAAATACCATTTTCTCAAGACATAAGAGCTAAAGTTAATATTGTCGGCATCCACACCGACCTCCTCCCATCATCGGCTCTTCTACGGAAGAGCTGTATCTAAAACAATTTTCTGCTAAAATATATTTATGGTCACAGTACAACTATGTAGAGTTTGTAAAGACGAACTTGTCAAAACCGATGTAACAACAATATGCGATGGTTGTTTGTTTTCTTTAAGTGAAAGAGAATATTCTGGCAATCCTAATTGGGCAGGTGACGATTGATGTTTACCCCTGAGTTTATGCTTATATCAGCATTAGGCCTTGGCTTAGTATTTGGTTGGATGATTGCGAAACTTTATGAGTAGAGTTGAGTGGGACGCAGAAAACGAAACTTACGCAGAATTTAAAAAAAGAAGAAGTGCTAGTTCTGGTATTTCTGGTATGGGTCAGAAAAAACGTGAAGGAACTGGAAAGATAAATAAATCTGCTCTTCGAGAAAAATCATTAAAACGAGCAAACTATAAATGTGAGTGGCCTGAGTGCGATACAACACAGTGGCTGGAGATGGCACACATTACTGGAATCGGAATGGGAGGCATGAATCGAAATATTTCGAACGATGAAGGTAATGTGGCTATCTTTTGTAAATTTCATCATGATATTTTTGATGGTAAAACATTGACTGGAGCAAAAAGAGAGTACACTAAGTTTGTAAGAGCTTATTTAAAAAGGTACGTTTAATGCCTAGATATGACTATAAATGTTTATCTTGTGAAACAGTTTATGAGATAAACCATAAAATTACTGAAGACCCAGAAATACTGTGTCCAAAGGATAGTTTTATCTGTAAAAGACAAATTGCTAAAAACGTTATGTTTGAGACACCAATGGACGCAGAGTGGCTTGATGACCCTAGGACATTAGACCCAAAGTCTATTGCTCAAGCACAAAGAGCAAGTAAGCAAAAGTACAGATGGTAGGAGAATATGGATTACAAATACATTACAGACGAAGACAAATTAGCAATTATTGAAAATCAACTAAAACAATTAGAAGGTAATCATTACAGCTTATGTTTAGTAGAACCCTCTCAATTGCAATCACCAGATGAACATTTAGTCTGGAAACAACAAATTACTGCAATAGAGAAGTCTATTGAAAGAATGAGAAAATTTCAATCTAAAGAAGAGAATGGCTAAATATGTACCGAAACTTCCAGGATTACATGTTGCGCAACAAAATGTGGCAGATAGTGAAGCTAGGTGGAAGATACTCTGTGCTGGCCGTCGTTTTGGCAAGACTAGGTTGGGTGTACAATTATGCATCGAAACTGCCTTGGCCGGTGGTAGAGCTTGGTGGGTTGCTCCTACTTTTGCTATTGCTCGTGTTGGCTGGAGGGCGTTAGAAAGTGCAGCGCTATCCTTTCCGAAAGAAATTGAACCGAAAATCTCTATCGCAAACATGGAAGTTCAATTCCCAAATGGTGGATTTATTGCTTGCAAATCTGCCGATAACCCGCAAAGACTAAGAGGTGAAGGTTTAGACTTTATCGTTATTGATGAGGCAGCTTTCGTAAAACCTGAAGTTTGGCAAGAAGTTCTAAGACCTACCTTAACTGAAAGAAAAGGTGGAGCTTTATTTATTAGCACTCCTCTTGGTATTGGTAATTGGTTTTATGATTTATGGCAACAAGCAGAAGGAAGAGATGATTGGGATAGGTTTCATTACTCCACACTAGATAATCCTTCTATTGACCCAGAGGAAGTTGAATCAGCTCGAGATGAAGTAGGTTCTATTGTTTTTGCTCAAGAGTACATGGCAGAATTTATTGAAGCAGGTCAAGGTTTATTCAAACAAGAATGGTTTACTTACTTTGATGAAATGCCTGATGGTAATTACATAGGTGGTGGAGCAAACTTAAACCCTAGAGACATGAGACATTTCGGCACATTAGATGTAGCAGTAACAACTGAAGATAGAAGTGATTACACAGTTATTGTTAGTTGTGCAGAAGCTAATGGTAAAATTTATGTTGAAGATGTAGTAAGAAGAAAAATGGAATCTCCTGATATTATTCCAGAAGCTAAAAGAATAGCTAGCAGAAACAACTGGTCTCATATCTGTATAGAAAATCAAGGTTTATCCAAACCATTTATTCAAGAAGCAGGAAGGTCTGGTCTTCGTGTAAGAGAAATACGAGCTGAAAAAGATAAAATAACCAAAAGTTTACCTCTATCGGCTAGGATGGAGTCAGGTGACATCTTGTTTAGGAAAGATGCTCCTTGGTTAGCAGACTTAGAAAGAGAACTGCTAACATTTCCTGTCGGCAAAAATGACGACATGGTAGACGCACTGGGATTAGCTGCCTCAACTTTGCAGCAAAGAAGAAGTTGGGAAGCTTTTTAATACTGGGAATATATTTTGGAAGAGAAGAGCAGATTACAAAAGGCTTTAGATTTTATAGTGCCTGGAAGGCGTAATGAAATTAAAGCTCAATCAAATTACAATCAATTATTCGGAAACGACGCATCCATATACGGATACAATACATCATCAGGTTTTTGGGAATCAGACAAACTTAAAGAGATAGGAGATGGTTCAGGTAACTCTGCTGTTACAGCTTGCTTAAATGTTCTTGCGACTTCATTTGCTGAGCCACAACTACAAATTGTAAAAAGAGACCAAACTTTTGGTGATAGAGAAGTAAATCATACTCATCCACTAGCCGAGTTATTTAGAAGACCGAATCCTTTTATGTCTCACAACTTGATGTCTCATTATATTGTTTTAGCTTTAAATACAAATGGAGACGCTTTCCTTTATAAAAATAGAAATGCAAGAGGAGAGGTTGTAGAACTTGTTCCACTTATGCCACATCTAGTAGAAGTAAGAGGAAATGAAAATAAACTAATAACTCACTACGAATACTACACATATGGAAAAGGTGAGTTTGTAAAATTAGATGTTGAAGACATGGTTCACATCCGACAAGGAATTGACCCTAACGACCACAGAAGAGGACACGCACCTCTAAAATCAGTACTAAGAGAAATCTTAGGTGATGAATCAGCTGGACAGTTCACCACTGCTCTATTGAACAATATGGCTGTACCTGGTGTTGTTTTAACTCCTAGGTCTGATGGATACGGTGGTCCTACAAAAGAAGAAGCTGAATCAATATCAGCAATGTATAAAGAAAAATTTGGTGGTGCTAATAGAGGAGCTCCTATGGTTTTATCTGGTGCAATGAATGTTGAAGTTGTATCTTTTACACCTGACCAAATGAAATTAGCAGAACTAAGAAGAATACCTGAGGAAAGAGTATCAGCAGTTCTTGGTGTTCCTGCGATATTAGCAGGCTTAGGTGCAGGTTTAAATTCTGCAACATATAACAACACTAAAGAGTTAAAAGAATTTTTCACAGAACAAAAACTAGTACCTATGTGGAGAACTGTTGCAAATGAATTAACACATCAATTATTAATACCTGACTTTCAAGATAAAAATTTAATGTGTGATTATGACATACAGTCTGTTAGAGCTTTGCAAACTGATGTAGATAATCTTTACAAAAGAGTAAACATGGGTGTCAATGGTGGTTGGATAACTATTGGAGAAGCTCGACAAGTTGTAGGTCTTGAAGTAGACAATTCTCACGATGTATATTTAAGACCATTAAATATGATTCAAGTTGATACTGATGGAAATGCTATTTTAAATGACATGCCTGAAGCTAATAGACAGCAAGCCAGGCAAGAGCAACTTGCAGCTGCAAACTCTAGTATTCCAACTGAGCAAAAAGACATTGTAGGTACAGAGGAAGGACTTCCAGAATCAACTAGGCAACCAAGAATTGTTATGGACGATGAACCTAGAAGTGAAGAGAAGTATATTGCTAAAATGCCTAATGGTGCTTTCTGTGTTATAAGCCATGATACAAATAAAGTAATAAAATGTTTTGACACTAGAAAAGAAGCTGAGAACTTTTTAAAACGCAAACCTAAAAAAGATTATGATATGATTGAAGAGCTAGGAGTAAGTTTAGAAGAAGCAGAAGTACTTATGGAATCACAATTTGAAATAGAACCTGAGAATAGCAAAGCTGCAAATCCTAAAGATGTTTTTGATAATCCAGGTGAAGCAATGAACAGGTCTAAAGAATTATCATGTGAGATTGGTGTTCATACTCATAAAGTAAATGGTAAAAATGTTTTTATGCCATGTAAGACACACGAAGAATATGAAGAAGCTGTAAAACCTAAAAAGTCTGAAAAACCTAAAAAAGATAGAACTAACTTTCCAAGTCCAGGTGACGACAAGCAAGTAAGAATATCTAATTCTAAATACAAAATGTTTCCTTATGGATACGCTAGAGATTTAAAAGAAAATTGGCCAGAGATTTGGAGACGTGGTGGTAATGGAGGTAATCCTCCAACATCATTTACTGGTAATGATGCTTATAGAAATTGGACTAAGTATCAAGCGGGAGATAGAAGCGAATCAGTTCTTAACTGGGTACGTAGAAGAGAACGTTACATGGGAAGACATCAAGGTAACACAAGGCTTGCTGGAACAGTAGCAAATATTAAATGGGGTGGAGTTTCAAATATCGGTGTATCTGGTATGAAGAAAGTCATTAACGACCAAAAGAAAATTGTAAGACAAAGAAGAAAAGCTGCTGAAGAAATGGCAGATGAAATATTTGCAGAACAACTTACTGAAACAAAAGCAGTATCTGAAAGAGTTAGAAAATCATTACAGAAAAAAGTAAAAGACCATAATGCTAAAAATCCTAAGTACAGAGCAAACCTTAGAACATTAACAGCTGTGTTTAGAAGAGGTGTTGGTGCATATAGAACTTCACCAGGTTCAGTTAGAGGTAACGTTACATCAGCTGACCAGTGGGGATTGGGCCGCGTGAACGGGTTCCTTCATGCATTAAGGACTGGTAGATTTAAGAGAAAACCTTATGACCAAGATTTATTACCTAGCAATCATCCTTTAAGTTCTAAAAAATCTGGCGACATTGAAGAGAAAGCAAAGAGTGTCCGTGTCGGACAGTCAGTAAGCTGGTCTATAAACAAAGACCCTCAACCGCCATCAACAGTGCATGGAATTGTAGTTTCTGTAAATAGTGAAAAGAAAGAAGCAACAATGCAAGTGTGGGCAATCATGGAAGACGGAAGTCACAAAAAAACAGATAGAAAAGTGACAATGCC